AGATGACATGAGTTTCTTTGGGGAAGAATATGACTACGTGATAAGGACGTGATATGGCTAAACGTGTTCGGGTCGTTAATAACATACATGCCTTTGTCGAAGGTGTTAATCGCAGAGCTGCAAGCGCTGTAATGGCTGGTGCAAATGTTATCGGTCTTAGAGCTGCGCTATATACGCCGATTGATTCATCTACGTTAATTAACTCACAGAATAGGGAGCTAAAAGTAAATGGCTACTTGTTGACTGGAAGGGTTATTTATACAGCCAATTATGCCGCTTATGTTCATAACGCACCGGGCACATTAAAAGGCCAACCGAGGGCTCACTTTGGTAAGACTCGTGAAGGGAAATCCTTTGGCGGTGGTAGTTTGACAGGAAACTATTGGGATCCGAACGCAAAACCTAAGTTCCTGCAATTAGCTGCCGAAGAAGGAAGGCAAGAAGTTGAAGAGGCGATCAGGAGGGAGATGACATTGTGATTGTTGATGACTTCCTAGACTATTTACAGCGCGGTGGCGTAACTGATGATTTTGACTTTATTCAGCCGTACTTGTGGAATGAAATGCCCAACTCGAAGACGGAGCGATATTTAGTTGTTCAAACGTCAAGTGGTAGTGGTCGATTAGGTGAATTATCCGCTAATGATTATATCGATGTTATTGTCGTTTCTGCGCAAAATGATTTGGGCTGGGCTGCAAAGAAAGCGGGATCAATACTCCAATATGTCACCAATAACCCAAGCGATTGTAATTTAAACTCAGTATTTAACATGGGTGGCTTACCTAACCCTATACCAACATCAGATAACAGGGTCGTATTCAGGCTCTCATTCCGCTGCTTATCATAAACAAACAAATCTCAAACTAGGTCGCCAATGTGCGGCCTTTTTTATTTATAAGAGAGGCAACATGCAAGGTTGTACTACTAGCTCAGACATCATGACTGGGCGATTGAAAACTGTCGAGTTGGCATATGGTTGTCCTGACCAGTTCCCGACTGACGAAGAGTTAAAACTAAATGGCCTGCCAACATCAGTAACGTGGGACTTAGCGCCTGAAACGCTGGTTTCTGATGCTGATAATGGCGGTATTTCTTCCACTATGATTTCAAACCTTGACCCGACTTACTCGATTGAAGGTGAAGTACGTCTTCATGACCGTTCTGATGAGTTTGGTATTCAGCAATTTATTAAATACGTTGTCGATGAGATTAAGGCCCGTCGTCAGCCTACCGTGTGGATGCGTTTGCACTGGGGTGATTACTATCACATTGGCTACATGAACGTCACTGGGTTAAGTGACGGTGGCGGGGTGAAAGAAATTGTAACTTACAGCTTAGAGTTAAAACTGGCTGATGGTACTACTTTCCAAGTTATCGAAGATGACAACGCCATCCCTGTGACGAATGTTGCGGTGTCGCCTAAAACTGCATCCGTTGAAGTAGGTAAGACAACGCAGTTATCGGCAACAGTGACGCCTAGTAACGCAACTAATAAAGCGATTGTGTGGAAAAGCTCTGATGCAGGTAAGGCAACTGTTACACCAAATGGCCTAGTTACTGGTATCGCTGCTGGTAAAGTTACCATCACAGCCACTACCGCTGATGGTGGCCTGACCGATACGTCCGAAGTGACCGTAACGGCTCCGTAATATTACAAAGGGTGCTTACGAGTGCCCTTGATAATACTAGGAGCATCTTATGACACCGAAAATAGAATATGGCGAGTTCGCTGTTCAAACACCTAATAACGAGTACATTTTTAGCCCGTCATTTAATGCAATGACGAATATCGGTAGCCCATCAGAAATAGTTGATATCTTCACTATCTTATCTGGCTCTGTCGTTAGTGATGCCATTTCATTATTGACGGCATATTCGCTTAACGGCGGTTCAAATAGCAATTGGTTGTTTAAATATTTGAAAAAAAACACATCTCGTAAATTGTTATCATCAGCAATAATTGTGATGCAAGCCTGTTGTAATAAGGACTGTGATGAATTAATAGGCCAATGGTGCGCTGGTAAAAATGGCACAACATACCGCATAGGTAAGCTACCAATATCTGACATTATCGTATTGGCTAGAGAGCTGATGATCCATGGTGTAATTGGCAAGGTGAAAATCAGGAATCTGCAACGCAATGAAAGTGGTAAAGAATTCACTGATTCATTTAACGCTGTCGAATATATTAACGCATCCCGTGTTCACTTTGGCATGAACCGTGATGAAGCCGAGAAGCTCACAATGTCAGAATTCTTGATGATGATTAAAGCTAAGTATCCAGAGGAAAAAGGCTTCACCAAAGAAGAATACGACACCGCTGTTGATGATTATTTCGAGCGTAAAAAACGTCGAATTGCACAAACAAAAGCGAATAATGCGAGGTAGGGTTCCAATGCGTACCAAGTAGGCATCATTGTGTATGTATGCGGTGGTTTGGTGATGGTAATGCATCGGAAGGTGTAAGAATACAGCATTCGATAATTGATTACCGTTCAAAGCTTGACCTGATAAATAAAATGCGGATCAAGTTATGGACATGTGATGGCGTTCTGATATCATAAAAATATAGCTATACACATTGTATAGTCATTTCACTTACAAAATAATTATGGAGGGGATTATGAAAAAGCTAATTCGAGAATTTCTTCGTGTAATTCTCTCAGTTGAAAAAATAACCAATCCAATCATTGGCGGTAGCGATCAAAAATCTAAAGACGAAAAAGAAGCTTTAGATAATAAAGATAACTTCTTTGTTGGTCGTGATGGCTCAATATCTTTAAATCCTAACAGCATAGTTGTCCAAAAAGCTTTTAAAGACAACATAGAAAAATTACAGTCAACAAAAGGGCGGTAATTCCTAGTGTGGGCTGCTGTAATAGTTCTTGTCTTGGTTTGTGGCTATAACTATATAGATAATCATTTACCGTCAAGATATAAACTAAATAATTCTGTTGGCTGGAACGCATACTTTTTTGTAGCGCTCAAAGGCGGTGAGTTTTTAATGCAAGGGCTGATGGCATCTATTGTGGTTGCCATTGGCCTTTATCTTATTATGTTCATATTGAATGTGCCATCTTATCTTTTTGGTTGGTATGAGCTTTTCACATTTGTGGACTCTATTTTCAATATCAGAGTTTCTGGTATGAGTTTTTGGACTATCCTGTGGCTATCTTTTACTGTTTTGATATCTATAGGAAAGACCGCTGATGTAAAAAAAAGAAATCAATCACCACAAAAGCGAATGGAAGACTTTAGGGAAGTAGCAAAAGTTTACGCCATTGAAAGTTTGCTACTGGAGTCATTTGAAAGAATGGATGATGGCTTACTGGTTTTTGTGACTCTTAAATCTAGAAAGGTTTATGTTGGAATGGTTGATGGTATCAGGTTTGAGGGGATGGATATCAATACGCTAGTGTTAATACCGTTCATGTCTGGATATAGAGAAAAAGATACATTAACATTCCATGTTGAGCACAACTATACAGATCACTATGCACAACAAGGAATAAACTTCAGCTCAGAGCCGTTGTCAGTATTCCAGTTTAGACACGTACTGCCTTATGAACAAATAGAGTCATTTTCGTTATTTAACGTTAATACCTACAATGTATTTCAAGAAGTAGCAAAAGAAAAAGAGATAAAAAATAAATCTGAAACGGACTCAAACTAACCCACTCCGGTGGGTTTTTTATTGCCTGAAATCTGCATCTATCCTAATATTTACGTACTTAACTAAAATATGGTGATATATGAAAAAGGGAATTATTGCGGGTTTATTAACACTTGCTTGTTTTAATGGGTATGCAATAGAGGCAAGTACTGAGGCCAAAGCCCCGTTTGGCTTGGAATGGGGACAAAGTTTTGAAGACGTTGAGAAAGTTGAAGATATTGATTTAAGTAATTGCAAAAGCATGCGTGGGTATAAAGCGTGTGAGATAGATTTCTTCCTGGAGGGCCAAGAACCTTTCATGCCATGGACTAGTAATGCCATGCTGACGTTTAAAAATAACAAGCTAATATCAGTTGTGAACTCATATCCTGTGAGTGAGTTTAAAAAGAGTGATTGTGGCAACATACCTAAAGAGATTAACTATTTATCAAGTCTAGGTATCGATACGACGCAATTAACAGAGTATAAAAAATCCTGTCGTGATTTTGAAAATAAAAGCATGAAGAAAATTATAAAGACAAATTATGGCTCTGTTGAATTTGCAGTAATGAAGGTCCCCTTTGGTGGTGTTATTGGTGTCACTAATTATAAATCAGATAATAAATAGAATTTGCACTCTCGCTGAGATAACACTTGGTGAGATATGAGCCCGTCCTTGGGCCGGGTGGTTAGGCTGGTAATATACTACTGCCTTTCAATTGCTTTAATAAATGCATCAATAGTCTTGATTATAGGCAAGAGGTCATAGGGTCTTTCTAATTCATCATTGTATCGTCCTATGTATCCTGGAGTGTATTTTTCTTTTGCAATCAGATGATTTTGCCATGATGACCATATGTGCCTTTTTCTTCTTTTGTTAGCAATGCGAACTAGCATGAGTACATCTTGTTCCTTGATGGTTTCATATCTAGTAGGGAAGTCGTCAACAAGTAATTTTCTTTCAGTAATAGCTTTTTGATAAACATCATCAGCGGCTTGGTTGAACTCTTTCCGTCTGTCTCTATATAGGTTGAATTTATGGCCAACATAAGCACCACAAAAGAAACTAAGCGCAGTCCAAACCAGTCCAAGAACTAGCTTTAACGTTAAGCTTTCCATAACAATGGAGACGACAGAATGCATATAGAACACCTGTTATTTTTAATTATACCAACCGTAGCGTTTGTAATTGGGTTTGTTTTCGGTGGACTTAATAAAATAAAATTTTAATCTTTTCTATTACCATATAAGTCAACTAACGTTTTAAAAATCATCTTTTTAACTTCTTCAGATTGCTGGTCGGCTAATTTTTCAATGTCGTTTCGATAGCCAGATATCGGTGTAGGTTTTTCTAATGCATCAACTAATATCTGCATTAATTCAGCATTTATTGACCTGCCATTCATCTTGGCTCTTTGTTTTAGCTTTTCTTTTGTCTCATGAGTCATTCTAAAATTGAACTGTGGGTCATCTCTAGCCATGTCAAAATCCTAGTTAAATTTTATTGACATGATATTACCGTGATAGTATAACTTCAATGAGACCACGGTGATATATTTGGAGGCAAAATGAAAGGAGCTAGAAAACTACCGCAACTCAACTTTCGTTGGCCTGAAAAGGACATTGAACTAGTTAAGCAGTGGGCAGAGCAAAACGGAAGATCTTTAAATAATGAAGTTCACAGAATTGTGATGGAATATTTAAAAGATAAGACAATAACCAATGAGTAAAAATAGAGAGACCCCAGCTGCGCTAACAGTTGAGGCCTCAAGTTTAGTCCGAAACCTAGAGAGAAACGAACTATGAATACTATATCAACAATTAACGTACCTTTCCATGGTAACAATTTATATGTTGTGAATTATAACGGTGAGCCATATGTACCAATGAAACCAATTGTAGAAGGTATAGGGTTGGATTGGAAAAGTCAGTTCAGTAAGATTAAATCAAGGTTCTCTAAAGGCATGGTGGAAATCACCATACCTACAAAAGGTGGTGAGCAGTCAATGATTTGCCTAGCTCTCCGTAAACTTGCTGGCTGGCTTCACACTATCAGCCCTAACAAAGTTAAACCTGAAATCCGCGACAAAGTAATCCAGTATCAGGAAGAATGCGACGACGTACTCTATGAATACTGGACTACTGGCGAGGTTAAAGCTAAACACAGATCAACAGTTCAGGAACGCAACCCATTAAAGAACGCTGTTAATCTACTGGTAAGCAAAAAGGGCATTATGTACCCCGAAGCATATTCACTGGTACATCAGCAATTTAATGTTAGCGGAATTGATGAGCTCACAGCCGACCAGATACCAATGGCGGTTGAGTATGTTCACAAGCTAGTAATGGAAGGTGAATATATTCCCAAACAGCAGCTACCACAGGTTGGACTTGAAAGCCTTGCGATGCCAATGTCATTCTTTGATGAATATGACTGGTTGTTTGATCTTGAGGGTGTTGATAAAGCAGAATCACTATCTGAATTCTATAGGTATCCTCAAAAGATGCTTAAGAATATGGCTGAATACCCGAACCCACTAATTGAAATGCTGACTACGCTTAGAGGTATGGGTGTAAATATAGATGCAGCCTATTTTTGGCTAAAAGCACTACAGCATCGTTACGAAGTTAATACTAGTAGTTTAAATCGAAAAGAAAGGCTGCTATCAGATGTTTTGTTAAGCAATACTTCTGTGGCTCACAATATCATCAAGTCAATTATAGATGAATGGCGAAACATACTAGCGCCAGCAATTAAAAAATTAAATCCAGCCTTAGAGTCAGAGGTAACCAAGCAGTTATCTGAACTGAATGGAGTTATTTACTGCAACTTATTAAGCCTTAAAGAAAAGCCAGAAACTAAGTTATTAGCCTAACCACATAGCCCAAGGATGGGCTTGTAATCCAGATCACACATTACGCCTCTTGATTGAGGTCTTTTGCTTTGTTTTGCGCCAACCTCGGGCTATCATAAATTAAACTAATAAAACTGAGGGGAGGGTGGGATAAGTAAAGACGTCGATCACGAAAAAATGAATAAAAAGTAAATTTATCTTTAGTAATGTAATGATAATACATAACATAAGATTAATTTATTACTTACAAGGGATTTTTATAGTGAAAAGATTATTTGTTGTCTTATCTTTGCTTCTCTCTACCTCTGCTTTTTCGTCTGATTATGAGAGGGTTAGTGATTGGCTGGTGAATAAAGAAGAGAACAAGCTTACCGATAAAATCGATTACTATGCGATGCTATCTGCGAAAGACCAGGATGCATCATTAATATTGCGTTGTCAGAATAATAAAACTGAAGCTTATTTATCAATGGAAGATTATATGGGTAGCGGGTATGGGTCAAAAGTAACAATAAGAACCGACAAGGGAAAGCCTGTTTCCCAGTCGTGGGGGATTGGTGAGGGTGGGACATCATTATTCGCACCAAAAGCAACAACCTTTATAAAGAGCCTTATAGGAAAGAAAAGTTTAATAACGGGTTATAGCCCTTACGGTAAATCTCAATTGGTTGCGGAATTTAATATTGAGAATGCAGATGTAGTGGCGAAAGAAATCTCATCAGCTTGCGGCTGGAAGCTATAACCAAAGGGGGTTGCATGTGATAAAAAAAATTATAGCTATTTTTGTTGTTTTAATCATTGCAATATCCGTTTTTGCGTACAACAAAATAACAATTTTCACTGTTCAACCAATAGGCGCAATCCCTGATGGTGTAACTATTGTTATGTGGAAGAAAGGCGACATGCGGTTCTTCGAAAGTCCAGACGGGCTGTGCATGCAGAGAGTTGGCAACGTTAGTTTGCTATGTAGAATGTCAATGTTAGGTGGTGCAGTTGATAAAGATAATATCATTATGCGACTTCCATATAGTGAATATGCATATTTAAAATCAACAAACGATAGAAAATTTGATAGGTGATGGAATGAAGAAGTTACTTTTAGCTGGATTGGTTGGTTTATCGGTATCGCTGATGGCTGGGTGTGTTAGTCGTCCTACCTATCCAGTAACACCGATAAAACAGGAAAGGCCAATGGATAAAATAGACTTTTCCAAAGCAGACTATGGCAAATATCCAGAAAATTACAAATCTATTATAGAGAATGCAGCGAAAGACATTCTCAAGGATCCTGACTCTGCAAAATTCTCTGATTGGTTCGAGCCAAAAAAAGAGGTTATGTTTGAAAACAGCAAGCCTCTATTTGGATATTCTGTGTGTTTCAGTCTTAACGCAAAGAATTCATATGGAGGATATACGGGCAAACAACCTTATTGGGCCATGATTAAAAATGGCGTAGTAAAAAGAATGCATAACACCAATGAATACCCATATAAAATGATATTTATTGGTCACGATATTACTTGCCAATAATCAAGCAAACAACAAACAACCAGACCCTGCCACTTGGCGGGGTTTTTTATTTTAGCTAAAGGCTCACACATTTGTGTGGGCTTTCTTTTTTTAAAGAGGTCAGATATGGCAGAAAGTCAAAATGTTGGCGGCATTCATTATGATGTTGCCATGGATGTCAAACCAATGCTATCAGGTGAGCGTCAGGTTGGCTCAAGCTTGGACAGGATGGAAGGTAACTTTAATAAAGCGTCTAAATCTATTGATGGTGCTGAAAAGTCCATGCTGTCATTCTCAAAGGCTGCTCTAGCTGTCTCGTCAGCGATAAGTGTAGGTGCCATAGTCAATATGGTTGATGAGTGGGGGCAGGTCGCGGCGCGTATTAAAATGGCTCTCAAATCAGTTGAAGGTGATATTGCAAAATACGCTTCCATTCAAGAGCGTTTCCTCGAAATAAGTAACCGTAATGGCAAGGCCATTGAAGATACTCAATTATTGTATGTTGGTGCAGCTACATCAATGCAGGAATTAGGCTATAGCACAGAACAAACAATTGATTACATTGAATCTCTTTCATCTTCTTTAACAGCTAACGCATCCAGCGCCAATGAAACCCAATCGATGATCAACGCACTTAATAAGGCAATGGTTTCGGGGAAAGTTGCTGGTGAAAACTGGAACTCAATAATGAATGCTACTCCAACATTGATTGGAGATATCGCTAAGCAGTTATCTATCATGCGCGGCGGCGTAAAAGTTACAGAACAGGATGTTAAGAAGCTTGCTGCTGAAGGGAAAATATCATTCCAATTATTTGCTGATGCAGTTATCAGGGCAAAAGAAGCTAATAATGCAATGGCTGATAGCATGGATAACACTGTAGCTGATGGGTTCACAAAACTAACTAACTCAGCTAAAGCTTATTTTGGTGAGCTAAATCAAGGGCTAGGAGTAACAAGAAATATATCTGCTGGGTTCGCCGTCTTATCTGAGAACTTTGACAAGGTTGCTGCTGCGGCTGTTATTGCGACTTCAGTTATCGGGGCTAGATATGTTGGAGCATTATCTGCATCAATAAAAACTAAAATAGCTGACGCTGCTGCATCTGCTAAGCAAGTTCTATCAACTAGATCAGCCGCACTTGCTGTGCGTGATGAAACGCAGGCTATTATTAGTAATTTAACGGCAGAGAGAGCTAAAATTGTAGCGCAAAACCAGTGGATGGCTTCCCAATCTGTAATTAATAGGCAGATGGGAGTAAATATTAGTTATCAAAAAGAATACCAAGCTAACGCCGCCAGAATCGCAGCAATTGATGCGCAAATGGCCACAGCTAAAACACAGTTAGCAGCAGCAACAAATCAGGCTTCAATTGCTAATAGAGCATATGCGGCGAGCGCTAATATGTTGCGTGGAGGGTTGGCATTAATAGGTGGGCCCATGGGGGCGGCAACCTTGGCTGCTGGTGCTATTTTTTACTTCTATCAAAAGAGCCAAGAAGCCAAGCAAGAGGCATTAGCTTTCGCTGATTCAATTGAAGAATTGAAAAATAAGATGAAAGATATGTCTGACGTTGCCTTGATGGGTAATATTGCTGAGGCGAGTAAATCCATTGACGCTCAAAAAGAGTCAATACAAGACCTTAAAGATGAGTTGGAAATACTACAAGATAACTACAGTTATACAGCGAGAAATACAGCCGAATATCAAAATAGATCAGAAAACCTAGAAAAAATTCAGCGTGACATAGCTATCAAAACCAAGGAACTGGAAGAGGCGCAAGATAAACTAGCTAAAACAACCAAGTACGTTTCTGACGCCACGGGTGAGCTAGCAGATAGAAATAAAGATTTGTACGATGCCATGAATAACGCGTCAGGAATGGCTGGAAAAATGGGGGCAGCTATTGGCGCATTACAACAGAGAATTAAAGCTGCCGCTGATGAGAAAGAGCGTCTTAACAATAAAATGAAGGAGAGTCCTGAAACGGATGATGGCAAAAAATACATTCAAAATCTGAAAGATCAGAATGAATTATTAAACATCCAAGACAAGAAAAAGAGAGCGATAAAAAAAGCTGAAATAGAAGCTAGAAAGATAACTGAAAACAAAGGTCAGATTGATGCAGCTAAAAAATTAGCCGAAGAAAACTACAATTTATCTGAAGCAGAAAGAAAGCGCGAGTCAGCAAGCAAAAAAGCTACGTCAACTGGAGAGTCTGAATCGAAGAAACGATCAAATCAACTTTTAGAACTAGCAAATGCAAATAAGGTTGCAGAGCTGGAAACTAAGGGATTGTATAGGGAGGCAGCGATACTTGAGTCAGTTTTCAAACTGGGCTCAAAGGCCACCAAGGCTCAGATTGCAGAAGTGTCAGATTTAGCTGGAAAAGAATTTGACTTGAAGCAAAGAATTAAAGACAGAGAGGATGCTTACAAACAAAATACTGGACTGCAAGCAGCAAGAGAGCAGAAGTTAGCATTAGAACAACTAGACAGGCAATTTAAAGCCAACCTAGTCACAGAGGAGCAATATCAGAAACGAAAATTTGATATTGCAAATGAGTATGCCAATAAAATTGCTGACATTAAAGTAACCGCATCAGTAACAAATATTGAAGAGAACCGCGCCAAGTTTGACCCTATCCAAGCGTTAGCCAATGAAAACGCGCGTAAGCTCACAATGATGAAAGAGTATTACGACCAAGAGCAAAAGCTTCTCAGCGATTCATACGCCAAGCAGCAAATCACCCATGAGCAATTTACAGTAGCTAAGCAAGCTACAGATATGCAATATCACATGCTACTCACAGCAATGGATAAACAATATCAGGAGCAGCAAACAGCGGCGCAATGGGAGTTAATGCGTAATCAGTCATTAAGCTATGAAATGATGGCTTCAGCGGTTGATTCCTTCGCGGGTAACGCTTCAAACGTTATCACTGGGTTAATGACGGGTACTATGTCGGCGGCTGATGCTATGCGCTCACTGGGTAACACCATGCTAAACAGTGTCGTTAACTCGCTTGTTCAGGTTGGCGTTGAGATGCTGAAAAACTTCATCATTGGTCAAACTATGGGGAGTGCTGCTGCCGCTGCTTCAGCTGGTCAAGCTGCATTGGTTGCTACAGCTTGGGCTCCTGCTGCTGCATTGTCATCACTAGCAACATTAGGCGCAAATGCTGTGGCGGCTAACTCTGCAATTGTCGGAACTGTAGGCGTTGCTAAGGGAATGGCCGTTGCAGGTGCTAGATATAATGGCGGGCCTGTTGGCGCTGGGCAAATGTATCAAGTCGGTGAGCATGGCAAGCCTGAAATCTTCAAAGCCAGTACCGGAAAGCAATACATGATACCGGGTGACAATGGGCGAGTTATATCGAATAAGGATATGCAGGGTAGCGGTAATGGAATCACATTGAACATCGAGTTCAACGACTACTCATCAGGAAAACATCAATTTGAGGCGCAGGCATCACAAAACGGTGATACGTTGACAGTTCAGGCATTCTTAACTGATATGCAAGAAAAGGGACCCATGCACCGCTCAATAACTCAAAACACCACAGCAACAACCAGACTGTAAAGGCTATCCATGGAAATAATCGACTACCCTGAATGGTTCCCGTTACCACAAAAAGCGGATAAGAACATGACGTTTGATACTGGGTTTCGAACGGATCAG